TATTGCGCAAGTTCGTTTAGCGCTAGATACATTGATAGGAACGATTTTCCTGTTCCCGGTAATCCATGGATAAGTAAGTTCTTTCCGTTATAGAACTCGTTGAAAATGTTTTCCTGATTGTGAGTTTTTGGTGTTACTGTAGTTAACTCTAAAAGGTTTTTCTTTTCTTGATCTTGCCTGACGTGTACTCTCTGTACTTTTTGTGATCTTCTTTCAGCGCGAGATGGCCTATCCATGTGGTATCCTTCTACCAAGTGTTAATCTTATTACTCCTACCACTAGCTTTCTTGATCCTTTGTAAAACATCACGAAAACCCGAATCAGGCTTTTTAAGTCCTAATCGGGTTGGATCGGCTAAACCGGGTGCACACTTGATGATCTGCTGTAAGTGGGGATTTTGAGCTTTATAGTTATCCAGCTCAGATATATTCATACTGATGTCAAACTGTTCGTTGATTAGTTTATCTAAGAATGTATAGTTTGCCATCAGTGTTTATTCGCCTATACCTTTTGACGCCCAATAAGTTTGGATGTCATTTTTATTTATAGGATCTAAACCTTGCGAAATCATATCTTGGATCACAAATTCAGATAGAATTTTTTTATTTTCTTTTTCGACTGGATTTTTATAAACTTCATCGATGAAGCTTGGGCCAGTAGTTTCAATCTTCTGTTCTGTCATTTAAGTCCTCAGCGAGTTTGTTTTTCATACTAATAAAAGCTTTTGGTTCTTTAGCTTTAAAGACCATGCATGCTTCAGCGATACCTGCTCTTTTACCTCGAAAATAATAGTAAGCTGATACGGCCATCATGAGAAGTGTATAGCAGACAGCGAATCCAATATTTTCCATCTATTCCTCATCATAAGACAAGATGCGCGAAAGGTTCTTTGACCTAAGAGCATTGTCATAGTTTCTACGATATTTTTCGTAGTAGTGTTGTTTTACTTCTTTGAACGATACATATTCTTCTTGAACATGAGTATCTTTCTTTTTATTCTTATAAGATAACTTTTTAAAGTCACCCGAGCTATTCATTTTGGAAAGATCTCCGGAAAAGCTGCTACTGCTACGTCTTTAGTAAGTCCGACGAATGGGCTCTTCTTATCTTTCATTGCAATCAAAAGATCGGCGTCTTCTGGATTTACTGATTGAAGAATGTCAAGAAAAAGCCTTTCCCTCTTTACCGGTTTCATATCCGAATTAACACCTTCAAGAAATAGGTATAGTCGCTTAGCTTCAGTATGAAGCATATTATGCTCTTCGAATTCTGAGTATTTGAAAGGTGGTTTACCTTCAGGCAAAGCAAACTTTACATCGGGGTGAAACATATATTGCAAGATGATCTTGCATGCTTCATTGCAGTTGACGCGAAGAGCTTCGACTCTCTCTTCTTTTTTCTTGTATTCACTGCACTTCTTTAGAATATCAGATACACTGTATTTTGTCATTTTTAAAAATCTCCAATTGATTCCATCATGCCTTTAAGCTTATACGATATGAAGTAGTTAAACAGTTTACTTCTGTCTTTACCGGACTCCTGTTCATATTTATTTAATACTTCATTCTTGATGTTATCGGGAATAAAGTTTAAGTCGATGAGTTGCCTATTGCGAAGGAAGTTGCGATCGAAAATAGACAGAGACTTACCAAAGTAATCATTATACGCTTCATCGATGCGCTTCTGAGTCATGGGTTTCTGGCGCTTGTCAGTAACAAACGTGTCATCATCCGACAGAATATTGGGAACGCCGTCGCCGGCATCGCCTTTCATGATATGCTCAAACAAGAATTTAGTGGGATCGTCATGCGTGATAAACTTCTTGCGAACCGGATCGTATTGCTTAACATTCTTAAACCGGTGAAGTTGAACGAAGTCTTTATCACCTGATAGGATTAAGATATTCTCATCATCGTGGAATTGGTTGACGAGAGTTGCGATAACGTCGTCTGCCTCAGCAGAGTCGACTTGTATCATACGGTACGGGAAGTTATCACGAATTTCGGCTTTAATCTTACCGAAATATTCAAAGATCGTATTCCAATCAATCTCAGACTTATCGCGAGCTTTCTTGCGATTTGCTTTATAGTAAGGGAAGACTTGCTTACGCCAGTAGTTCCTATCGTCACAAGCAATAACTATATCGCCGTATTCTTTAAACTTCTGGCGAAAAGATTTAAGTGAGTTGAGGACCATGTGTCGAAACAGGCCTTCTTCGATCGGGGCGTTCGTGTGGTTGCCAAGTTGGGTCATCAGGTTGGCTATCATAACCTGATGAAAATCTACGATAATCATGATGTGTTTCCATTCAATCTATAATATACATATTATATAACAGATCGTAAGTTATGTCAATCGGTTTGTGTATACTTTTCTTCTATTTGCTTAATAATTTCCGGAGAAATAGTTATCGTATTATCGATAAGTTCATGTAAACCGTGTTCTATATCTTTGTAACGATAAGCATATGCTTTTAGAGTCTCTTCTAGAAAAATAACATCTCTTATAGAATCAACGTCTCCACGAGAAACTATGCCATAACTGGCGAATACGGCCACGATTGCGTCTAATGCATCTGACACAACATCGTCGCAAAAATCTTGACGCACTTGAATTACGTGTTCTTCAGTATGTGGTAATACGCCGTCGAAACCATTTTTATTAGGGAATTTGATGACGTTGTCTTTCATTTTAACCTTTGTGTGTATGGGACTATAAATATATTTATAGTCTTTCCTTGGAGATCTAAAATGAAATATCAACAATACTATACATATCATCACGCTCAAGATGATAATTTTTTCATGGGCAATGGTAAGTTATTTAAAAGCCATGCAAATAAAATGAAAACACTTATAGAGATGACTGGCAGTTCGACTCTATTAGATTATGGTTCCGGAAAAGGATTCCAATACTCAACGCTTAATACTGATTCTTATTGGAATGTAAGTGTTGATTGTTATGACTTTGCTATTCCAGAATTTAAAACACTTCAAGACAAAAAGTATGATGGTGTAATGTGTATGGATGTGTTTGATCTAGTTCCTGAAGAAGAAGTCGACCAGGCATTAACCGAGATCTTTAGTCGTGCGACTAAATTCGTTTACATAGTAATACGTAACTGGCCTTCGAAAAAATTTTTAGAAGATGGAAATTCTATAAGTGTTAATATGAATAACGGAGAATGGTGGGATAATAAGATTTCACAACACAACATCAATAACATTATAGTTGGTGGTGGATCTATGTTGGTATCTGACTATCCCACCGAACTTGATCTCGGGCCTCTTATTGCTATTGAATAATCTTCAATAGGATCGTGTTTTCATTGATGCGCTCAGATAGCTTTCCTGGCTTAGTACTGATTTCATCCATGAGCTTACGCAACACGATCTTTCCGGCCGTAAGAACTCGCTTCAGCACATCCTCGTGATTGCGGCCAGCATTCTTGGTTACGGAAGTATCAGCATCGAAACCATCGATAGTGGTACGCCGTACACTTAGACCTGCTGGTCCACGGGCTCTAAACACACTAAGAGTCTTATACTTAGTATTGAAGGTCCAGAGTTCTTGAGCACCGATGATCTTTTCTGGGTCAACAGACTGTAACTTGTATTCAGTACTTTCTTTCTGATGAATGAAATACTTCATCAGTTTTTCAGTTGTTGGTGCTTTTGTTTTTCGAGGAGCGCGAGCTTTCTTGACGTTTCCGCCATAACGCTGAGCATCGTCAATCATCTTCTGAAGCATATTGACTTGATCGTTGAGATACTTCTTCGTGCAAGAATGGTACCCTTCAATCTTACCAGCGGCAGCCAGCTTCATCTCCTCTAAGAACGGTGTATAGTATTCCACAATCTTAGTGGTATACATCGCCGGAATCTCTTTCTTCTGTAGCCACGTATATAGATCTTCAGGCATACCGGCATCGTACAGAGATTCAATTTCACCAATCGTATCAGATATTTTTTCTCTGATACGGTCTTGGATCGTTGGTCGATCTGGTCGATCTTCCTTAGGCTTATCTTCTTTAGCAAAACTTGAAGCTTCTTCAATCCATCGATGAACCCGAGCAAGTGAATCAACATCGACTGGTAAACCAATGCGCTTCCAGATACGACACTGCCATGCCGCAGTATATGGTACATGGGCATCCGGGATCTTAGAGATCTTACTGAGCATACTCTTATCGTTTTCAAAGTAATCTTTGAGATATTGCCGTGCTTCTTCACGAGTGCACATGCTGTGATACCAACTAAAAGCTTTTGCCCAGTCACCCTGAGTCTTAAGCTTTACTGAGTCGGGTTCATCTCCGAGATATTTCAAGTTCACGATGTAAGCTTCTGATCGAGTGATCTTGGGCTTCTTTGCTCTACGAACTGAGAGAAGAGACTTTGCCATCTATTTCAACCTTTCATGTGCATCCATTATGGATATTACCACATCTGAGTGTATTTGTCAATAGGTACTTTTCTGATACCTTCAGTGCCACCCACTACTTCGAGGCTATAATTGCGATCATTCATCGATCGACTCGAGTTTTTCTTTTTAATATCTTCAACGCGAGCTAATGCCTGCTCAAGCGTATCGTACGTTTCATTCCATTCCTCGGCACTTACGTAAGTTTCGCTTTCGTTAACAGTGATCTCGTACTTAATAGTAGTCATTATCAGTTCATCCCTTCATACTTACCAAGAGCTACCCAACCAAAAGTGTCACAGAAATAGCAGTTACCATCTTTCACCGCGATGTCACCAACAGAAGTCGAAGAACCTTTACGCAGTTTAACAACACTATAGTCTTCCCACAGGTTGGTAGACTCAAAAGCTTTCTCAAGATCGTCAGTATCAACTTCGTAAGTGCGAACATACATCTTTGAGTAATCGTCTTTCCAACGATTGAAGCCGAGCATTAGGTCGGATTTTGCAGCAAGAACTGCAGGATCAGTAAAAACGCCATTAAGAGGGATTTGGTAGATCGCGATCATGATGGTTTCCTTTGCCATACCTTACTCTTAGATATTATCAAACTTTCTATAGATTGTACACAGAAAAGTGCAGTCTTCTGAAAATATTTTTTTGTAAAAAAAGCATTTTTCTAGTTGACATTTTGTTCTAGATAAGATATACTGTATGAGTAAGCCAAACAAAGGAATGTATCATGGCCAAATCTGACTTCGACGTTCAAAAATTCATCGCCGCTAACTCGGACCTTGGTGAAGTTCAAAAACAGGGATCTTCAGTCTTGTTTATCAAAACCAAGAACTGGGGTAAAATCGAATTCAACTATAAGACCGGTCGCGTGATCGTCGGCTCTGGTACTTCGGCGGCTTTGCGCGAAGCAATTGTCCTTGCAATAGTTTGCAAAGGCTACCAAGTAGTTAAGCACACTAAGTCTTATACCTATTTTAAAGCGGGTGCAGACGACGCGCAACATATTGCTTTTGTTGGAGGGCACCTCTATCGTGACATCTTTGGAATTGTGACTACGACTCCTCACGATGTTAAGACTGTCAAGTATCCTCATGGCCTCGCGAAGAAAGCTAATTTGGCTCGCGTAAAAGCTAAGAATGATGAGGTTGCGGCAGCCGCTGAGCGTATCGCCGCTATCAAGGCTAAGAACCTTGAGACTATCAAAGCTGTAGCGCGGAAGCGTGCTAAAGCTATTGAGTCTATCCGCGCCGTTGAGCCTATCAATGCTGATACAGTTGAACGGTTCAAGTCTGCCTAAGCAGATGTTCCCATTGCTTTGAGACAACCTCTTCCCAATTAAAGAGGTTGTCTACATAAGATTTTTGAAAGCCTAGGCGATTCTCGTCTGGGCCATTTTCTTTTATACTGCGAATAGCTGCGTCTAAAACGTGGAAGAAAGCACCAGCATGATCGTTTGGATTCTCATTCCATTGGTACATCATTGAGACACCAGCAGTCGTCTCAGGTAGGGCTGCGTAGTTCGGGCAGACTACTATGTTCTTAGCACTCATTGCTTCGATAGCAGCTAGACACGAAGTCTCAGGCCAAATGCTAGGATAAGCAAAAATGTGAGATTTCTTAAGCTCTTCTCTAATTATTTCATTAGAGACAGCCCCATGATAGTTGATCCTTGGATGTTTCCGACAGCGTTCAAACAGGTGTTCGTATGGTGCATCCCGCTGACTCCAGCCATATATGCTAAAGCTCGAGAATACTTCTAAAATGATATCGTGATGAGTCTCACACAGTTTTTCGAAAACTGGAACGAGGATCTCAAGACCACGATGAGGCGTTGTATGATAGATAATTCTAATAGCATTACCATCGTATTTTTTCTTATCAATTTCGATGGGAGTGATCCCGTTTCTAATCACGGTGCACTCGTTATATGGAACCCCAAGGATTAGATTGTACATTTGCAGTTGCCAATTCGAAACTGCAACGATCTTTGAGAATCGCTTTCTCGAAGCCGGATCTTTTAAGTGCTGGGATTCTGGATCGTTGGGAAGGTCGTGAAGCCAAAGAATGGCTTTCTTATCAGGGTCTAGATCTCGTACCCTCGATGGAATGATTTGAAACTTGCTTAGAAGATCAGCGGGCAACGTTTTGTGCAGTCGTTCCTGCATAAGCTCCGTACCACCTCTAGCATTCACATTTAACTCATTCACTTCTTTCATAATAAAATCCTATAGGTTGCTATTTCTTTTTTTCAAGAAAGTCGGGTAGTTTTATGTTTACTTTTTCGTCCTGAATATTAATCAAGAATCTCGCTATCAGAGAAATTAAACTCCAAGAAACGAAACCCAGTCCAACTGATAGAGCCATTTGGTACTCCATCGTATTTGGTACTTGAAAATAATCAATAATAGGAGGACAAAAAACAATAGCCGATGTAACGCTTAGTCCAGAACGTATGGCCGCATCCCATACGTTACTTGGTTTGTAGAAAGCCATAAAAGCCGCTCCACCGATTAAACCACCGAGACCCGATATTAATTTCGCCATTAGAGACGTGGAAATGAAGTCTGGCATTGAACTCTCTTTTTGTTTTTATATTTTATATATCAAAAAAGATTTTGCCGTTTCAGTTTGATTCCATCACAGATTATTTATTAATTTCTAAAATGGAGTCTATTCTGAAAGATCGCCAGCCTTTTTTCTCTACGTCCCAAGCAGCAACTACATCTGGGTTTTCTTTGCGTTCTTTTTCGATTCTGTTTGGTTCACTGTGAATCTTTGGAACTATTGAACTCAGAAGTGTGCACAGCATAGTGCGCTCTTCGCCGTTCACTTTCTTAAACTTAACAGTTACTACTCTTTCACTAAGAGCCTCTGTAATCTCTTGCTTAGATATCATGTGCGTATCCACCACTTGTTTCTTCGAGATACCCGACTAAGTCGTTATATCCACCAATTTTCATCCCATGAGCAACAACTACGGGAACAGTTCTTTGTGCGGGAAACCTTTCTTGAAATTCTAGAATAGTTATATCTACACCTAGTTGAATGTAGTTATACTTAATTTTTCTTTCATCGAGAAGCTTCTTTGCAAGGGCGCAATAGTTGCAACCCTCTTTTCCGTAGACATCAATCATTATACGTATACCTTACGCTCTAGGAGGCTTTCTTTTTCGAGTCTGCTTATCACAAGTGCAAACGTGTTCTTTCGTTTGAGCTCTGATGAGATCTTGTCTCAATGCTTCAACTAAAGCTTCATTATCTTTTTCTATTCTTTTCTTATCTTCTTCAAACGATTGTTTAATAAATTCAATTTCTTTCTTAGAAATTGAACTGATAAGATCTCTAATTATTTTAATTAAATTCATGGCTTAACTCCTGTGTGTATCCGTATTTTGCTATGTAATATGCGTCGATAATATCGGAAGATGGATTCCATTGTTTCTCAGTCATATTCAACATCTTCTTGATATCAACACCAGTCTCTTCTATAAAGCACTCTTGTAGTCGTTCCTTATTCGCGTTTCCTTTACCGGTTGCGAACTTTTTAATTACGGTCGGAGCTACAACATGATATTCTAGTTTTCTTTTCCACAAATAGTGCTTTAATAAACCGGCGTTCTCAGCTATACTGAATACCATACCGGTCGAACCCATTGAATAACCTTCAAGATATACATTATCACATTCTTTAAGTTTTGTCAATACCCAATCTGTTATATTGAAGTATCTATTCTCATTACAATCATATTCTTCAAATAGGTCACCTAGTATGTTATTACTATCTATATCATATTTTTTATTATTCGTCAAATAATAAAATTTGCAATTTTCGAAGGTGAAAGAATCACCTTCGAAAACACACACGCACGGAGAACTTAGGCTATAGTCAACGCCTATTATTCTCATTCTTGCCTAGCTTCTTCCTCTACATATTCGTCCCACTCAGATGAACTATCTTCTCCATCGTCTTCGTAGTCTTTATCTTCTTCGAATTCTTCTTCATCTTCTTCAACATAATCTTCGTAAATTACATCGAAAATATCATCAATCCCAAGTTCAACTCCTTCGAGGTCATACTCGTCTGATTGTTCCAGGATTCTAGTATAAATCTCTTTTCTTGTAACTTCGTCTTTGACGATCTCAGAAACAAGAGTGACGATATCGTTAATATGCATTTAGTTTTCCCTTATTTTAAGTAGTCGGCATAAACGCCTTTTATGATTCCACAAAGCTCTTCACTGCTTACATTATCTCTTGTATAGTCTAATCCATAATATTCTAACATCGTTTTATTTTCATAAGAATTCTTATAAAAAACGTCATCAAATTCACTGCCAAAGTAATCAGTTTTTCCAAGAAAGATGTTATAACAATCTAAATTGATTGCACCTTCTTTTGGAACTAAATTTGTATTCCAGTTAAATTCCCAAAATTTATCGAAACCTTGAGAAAATCTTCCCATGCTATCTTCTGGAGAATCTTTATGTTTCTTGTACATATAAAGAAACTTAAATATCCATCTCTTTTCAGGTCTACAATAAACGTTTA